CCACCTCGTCTTGATGTTGACGGTACGAGGACGTCCTGCACGTTCTAAGTGCTCGCCAGCAGTCTTTGGCAAGAGACTGGTCCCTTCATATGAATAATGAAGGAGCGTCAAGCACTTCTGCAAGGCCCCATACCCATCCAGAAAATCTTCTGGAATGGATGTGGAGACAACCATACCCCTGACAAGGGGGTACTGATAGTCACGATGCATCTTCTTCGAGGACTGAACCCCAAGAAAAGATGTACGGCCAAGCAGAGGAGAATTCTCAGCTACGTAGGGAAGAGGCATAAGCCCCTCCAGTAACGTGTCTAAGTAATAAGCACTGCGCCAAAGACCAGCCTTATAGAGCTGATTTCTGGTGGAAACAGTACTTATTATCTCCCTAACGTGTTTCCGTTTGGTAGGGAAGTCACTTCTGAGGCGGACGATTGATACGTCAACCCCGTCATAAAAGTCCCCACCACAAGACTCTCTGAACTTGCCAGTCCAGAAAGACTTGTTGACGTTTACACGAAGACCAAAATCTTCGAGTACGTCAATAACGGAATGCACATAATCTACGGGAACAATAATATCATCCCCGTAAACACGCACCTCACCCTCTAGGGACATAATGTCCTTTCGGGTTAGCGGGCGTTTAAGCGCACGTTGAATCCCAACAAAGGCCAGGGTCGCAAAGACCATGGACTCCATGGGGAAACATAGCGCTGAACCCATAGACGCGAACTTGGCAAGGCGTAAAACGCCAAAACCAGGCACGTCAGCCTTCCGGCTGCGACATGCGTCGATCCCCCTCAAAAGAGAAGGAAACCGATGCAAAAGCAGGCGTACATGCTGATTGGAAACACGGTCGGACGCTTCACTCAAGTCGAGTGTCGCGTACTTCCCAGTACGGGAAGCGTCACAAGCCATGAGCTTATTGGGCTCTTGGCTGTGCCAACCGAAAATCTCACGGACGCTGTCAAAGTCCTTGAGAGATTCCTCAAAACATTTGAGCAGAGCCTGTTGCATGAACATCATGCAAGTTGGCTCTACCGCTATAATTCGGGGAGTTTTCAACGTTTTAGGAACAGTGATCACCTTTACGGGTACCTCTGCTCCAGGTTCGGCGATGACGACAGAATTCAGCTCAGAAAGAAAGCTGAATGACGGAATGAGATATTCCCAATGAGGGAATTCTTTCTCCAGTCGCTCGGTCCAGTTGAGCTGACGCCACTTAGCATTGCTGCTAAGCTTGTCAGCGACTGAACCGGGTCCGTGCTTTGGAACAAGATCGCCGTTATAAACACGACGATCGACTTCTGATAAGAAGTCTCCCCAAAGCAGAGTCGCACATCGAGTAAACTCCTCAGTAAAGAGGGGCAAACTCTTATCCGACTCTCGCACATCGCGCTCACACTGGACGTATCCTTCAATGGCCGTCCGAACTCGTGTATCACTACACGTATCGGACATCTTGGCGAACATCAGTGTAAACTGACGTATAGCCCAGATGGAATCCACTGAGGGACTATCCAGTAAACGCCCTGTATGAAAATCGAACACATTCCGAAGGAAACCTCCAAGAAATTGGGGGAGACCTCGCGAACGCTGGAAACCAGCGAACGCGCCGGAGGAAACATAGCCCTGGTCAAGACTTTTTTCGAAGTCCTTTCCAAAGCTAGGTAGGACTATTGTAAGAAACGATAGTCCCTCGTGTTCAACTCTCCGCGTGACCGTTTTTAAGTCACGCGCGGTGCTCGTGCAACACCAGCCCTCGAGATCTTCGAGGACCATTTGCAAGAACATAGTTAGGCTTTTCATGTATCCCCACTTATATGTAGGTGGTACAATCCTTAGCCATGACTATAGCACGGAACCCTCAGAAGAGGGTCAATCGATGGGTCAGTTCTGACCTCCGAGGAGTTCAGAAATGATAGCACCCGACGAAGCATCGAGGTAGCTGGTTAGACCAACCACGTTATCGAACTGCTCCGTCTGCGAAAAGCCCACGATGGGCACGTCGACAACAAGGTAGCAAGACATGTTGTACGACACGTTCAGCCCAGACGTGAACGGATCAGCGGCAATTTTGTTGACGTTGAGCCGAACCGTCCGCCGAGTACGTTTTCCGTACTGTGAACCGGCGACCAACTGGTGAGACCCATCAGCTTCCTGATAGGTCGACCCGTTGGCGATCACACTCACCCGAGGGAGAGAGTGAGCAACGGTAGCAATCGTAATCGATTGAGGATCCGCAAAAGCCATGACACTGTCCTTGTCTTGTTGAACTGCCTGGCAAGATGCCAGACAGGGCAGCATGTACTCCTTGCTTAAGGGGGCACACGCCACGGCTACTCCAGAATCAAATCCTAGAGTAACACTCCCAAGGTCTCTGTGAGACCAAGGGACAATAGGATCGCCCACTGGGTTGTGGAAAATCCATCCGGGTCTTGCCCGAATCCGTAGGGGCTTGCCCTGAATCTCTCTTTCCGGACAGAAGTCCAGTAGGAGGAAACAGAGCCGACGTACCGAGTGGAAGGAAAACCATTCGGGGATCCGTTAGATACACGGACATCGTCGTAAGTGATGATTGTCGTACTGGTCGTTTCGACCATCAGATAACCATACTTAAGCACTTGGTTGAATTCCGACAAGGAGGAGAAATTGGAAAGAATATTCCCAATATTAAACCTCCAGTCGGCCAACCAGCTCCATGGCGCTAATTCCCAGAGTACAGAAGGAGTAATTTCAACACCAGCAATAGAGTTTACCCGGTCCAAAATGTCGTCTAAAACGTCCACTACTGGAAAGTAGTAGACGTAGGCGCCAGAGAACCAGATTCTCCTGCTGGTGATGACCTTCGCACTCTCGTGATAGCGTTGGTTTCCACCCGTAACGGCAGCCATAATGGCACCGTCACGATCAACGAATGAATTCGATGGCCAAATTAAATTTGGGTCGAAATCGTTGAAGTCAGTCTCTTTAGGAGACTCAGGTGGAAACTCATGACGTCGCCGGATCTGCTGCGCAACATCTCTCTGAACCTGTGCGAGCGCCTTACTGGCGTCCTTAACAGATTTTATGAGAGAAAGCAAATCCTGCTTGAAAGGCTCAAAACCAAACTCGAGATTAACATATTGTGAAGATAAAACTTTCACAAACGTCTCGAGATTCTGGAAATCCCCGACTTTCATTAGCTCAGGGAACCAGGAGCCTTCCAAAATCTGGCCAAGAATTTCAGCCAGATTGACCATTGGATGAATGGGAAGAGTTTCGCGAATTGCTAGTGCCCCGTAGTAATTGACGTCGCTTTGCGGCGTCATCGGAGCAACGGCAGCCGCCATGCTCTCACCAGGCCAGACCATGAGAGGGCCTTCATAATAAAGGCCACTCGCAGTAAAACACACCTCA